CGTCATTCTGCTGGCGTAGGGCGTGTGCTTTTTGCTGACGTTAGCCAGGGCAATCTGCAGGTGCTCCCGCCATGACGCAGCCACGCGGCGCAGTCGCCCCGTCCACCATTTTTCTGTCTGCATACGCAGCACGGCGGGCGTTACCTCTTCGGGATCAAAGAAACGGGACGTCACTTTGTCCCACAGCGGAGGCGTCTGATTAAATTCCCGGGTGATGGCCGCCGCTGTCATGTAGACGCGGTGCGTGTATTTATAATCTGACTCATCAGTTGCCTGCGCGTGTGCCTGTACCAGTTCGGCCAGAATGAAACTGGCAATATCACCGGCCAGCAAATCCACATCGGCACGCGACATATCAGCCAGGCGGTTAAAGCGCCTCATCAGCTCCCACAGCTGGCCGCCGGCAAGCGCCGCGCCATTCTCTTTCGGGGCATTCTGCGCCAACAGTTTAAAGGTGCTGGCGTCCATAGTTTTAACCCGGTACTGCTCATTAACGCATTCAACACGCGGCAATGTGCGCTCGACGAAAGTTTTCGTTAAGTACGCATTGGCACGGGCAATGCCCTGTGAATTTTCCAGCTCGTTAACGCGACGTTTGATGTCGATTTGAATCAGCGTCGGCTGCTGCTCAAGCAGTTCCTGCGCACGCACTAAAGCCGCAATCATCTGACTGCGGCTGTGCATTTCCTCATAGGTGGGATAAGGGCTGGCGATGGCTTCCCGTGGTGCATTCCACGGGTAAGCATATTCATTCACCATCAGACGGCCTCGCCTGAAAGCGCAGAAATTCTCGGGCTAAGCCAGAGGCATTCAGTTTTGACTTTGGTGCCTCTCCCCGCACTAATTCGCGAGGCTTTAGCCTTCATCACCCATCCACTCAGCAAGTCACGATATAGGGCACAGTCATAGCCGCTAATCATGACCATGCCGCGCAATGACTTAGCCGCCTCAAGCAACCGAACATGATCGGCGTCGGTCATTTCGTGGTTGTATTGACGGGTTCCTTTTGAGCGGGTTTCTGTGACATAAGGGGGATCGATGTAATGCAGGGTCGTTTCCGCATCATGGCTACTCATAACAGCAATGGCATCTTTGTTTTCAATGATGACACCCTGCAGACGTTCACAAACGGCAGAAAGATTTGCCGGATACTTCTCCCATAAGTGGGCGGCAGTCGCATACTTTCGCTTGCTGTCACAACGAAAACCGGAGTTACCGCCTAATCCCGAAGCCGAACCAAACCCCATGCACGCACGCACCACCATTCTGCGGGCGCGCTCCAGCGGCTCATCTGTAAATTCTTTTGCTGCGTAAAACTCATCGCGTGAAAATGGCGTAAGGCTGCATAGTTCTTTCAACTGCTCGCACATCGAAGGATCACGGAGTATGCGAAAAAGATTTACGACTTCGCCATCCATATCGTTATAAACCTCTGAATAGCTTCTGGCCTTTTGAATCAGCACCCCAGCGGCTCCGCCGAAAGGCTCTACATAGCAGAGGTGAGCAGGCATAAATCCCGCTATCCATGAGGCGAGCCTAAACTTACCTCCGTGATACCTCACCACAGGATGTTTTATCGTTTTTGACGTCATACCAGCACCTCGCCAGCAGCACGATCAAAACCAACCCATTGAGCGGCAGGGCGGCGCACTGCGATAATTTCTGCCGCGCTTTTGCCGTCACCTGCAGCCACACCAACCGCGCGGGCAGCCCTGACGCTGGTCAGCTCGTAGGCATTAAAAAGCGTGCGCGTAAAGTCGGTATCACTGTTTGAAGCGATGACCGGGCAGCGCTCTGACACGCTGGTTAACATGCTGGCTAAATCCTGCTGCGCGGCCTTATCAAACCCGCCGGTGTGGTAGCCGGTAAAGGTGCCGTCATAGGGCGGATCGCAGTAAACCACGTCACCGGTCTGTATCATGCTCAGCGTTTCACGGAAATCAGCGCAGATAAACGTTGCCCGCTGGGCTTTGGCTGCGAACGTTTCGATTTCTTCCAGGGGGAAATAGGGTTCAGAATAATTTCCGTAAGGGATATTAAACTCACCCTTGCCGTTATAGCGGCAAAGGCCGCGATAGCCGTGGCGGTTCAGATAAAGGAAATGTGCGGCGCGCTCAAGCAGCGGCAGGGCAGGGTCATGATTAAACGCCTCACGAACGAGGTAATAATCCTCTGCCGTTTTGTTTTGGGTAAACAGGCTCATCGCAACCACGATGAACGGGCGCGCGTGTTCTTTAATCTGGCGGTAAAGATTAATCAGGTCGGGATTAACGTCAGCCACTAAATAAGCCGGGTAATCCGTTGCCATCATAACCGCGCAGGAACCGGCGAACGGCTCGACGAGGCGCAGCCCCTGCGGCAGATGAGCAAGCAGCTCAGGCATGAGACGGGTTTTGTTGCCCGCCCATTTGAGGATCGTACTCATACGGCACCGCCTTTGTAATGGGCGCTTTTCAGCTCGTTAATTTGCTGGCAGGTAACGCAGTGGGTGACGCCCTGAACGGCGCGGCGGCGGGCCTCCGGTATCGCCTCATCGCAGGCCTCGCAAAAGAACTCACCAGCCCCGGCGGGCTGGCGACGTGCGTTAGCGAGATTGCGCTGAAGTTCCTCCTCAACGCGCGCCTGGACTAAATCCATTGAATCGGCCATTAGTGCATCTCCCGTGCCTGATGCTCAAAACGCTCTGCCTCTTTATCCAGCAGCTCGATGATTTCCGGCGCGGTCATTTCTTTTTTGCGGGCATGAATAACAAGCTTGGCAATACGGACCGACACGGCCAGCGCATCATCGCTGCGCTGTTCTGTTTTGGCCTTGCTCAGCAGTGCATTAAGCGCGTCTGCGTCGGCTTCAAAATTACGGGTTTCGGTATTTCTCATTTTTAAATCTCCAGATTCAGGGCAAAGGAATGCCCGGCGGGTTTACGCCATTAATTTTTTTGAGTCTTATTTACTCAGGTAAAAAACAGTCTGCGGTAGAAAACTGTCGGGGTAATATCTTTCCCCAGCGCGCCATTTTGTTCATCGCCATGATGATTAGTTCGCGGCGGTACTCGTCGAAATACTCAAACGGCTTGCCGATTTCCTCCTGTGAAAAGGTTTTAGGGTTTTCGCGGTTAGCCAGGGTTAACACGCAAAATTTAAACTCGTCATTCTGATGGTTGAAATAGCGCAGTGACGGGTTTGCGTTATTGTCACGCTGCTGCCGCCAGCTTTTCCGAAACTCATCAAACGACATTTTGTTAACAGCATCAGCACGATTGCCCGTTGAATGAGTTTTGGCAAAAGATGCCGGGCCTTGCTGTGCGGTTGTGTTGCCTGTTACTCGCTGCATGTTACCCCCTGAATAAACGCGCCATGAAACCGGCGGGTTTGCGTTTGCTGGTCAGCCCCTGCAGCAGTTGCTTTTGACTGTTGCACGGATGCCAGGGCTTGCCGTTCTTACCCATGATCCAGCCGTTGCCGTAAGCTATTGACGGGCTTTGACGCTTAAGACGTGATGCCAGTGAAATCATTATCAGTCCCTCAACTCAGGCCAATGGATGCGCCGATGCCGCTGAACGCGTCTACGGTTGACGCCATAGTGGGATTGGAATGAATGCGGGCCTGCACAGCGATTGCGGCAAGGCTCAGGCAACGAATGCCGGTGTTAACACTTCGCATCAGACTGCTGCGGCATGACGCACTCAATGCATCGCTACTTAATGCTCCGGCCGCAAGATGGCCCACCTCTGCTGTAGCTTTGAGGACATAAGCCGGTAGTTTTTCGGTGGCGTGTTCGTTCATCGGTACACAAGGTAAACAATGCAGCTGCGCCAGGGTGCCATCGATTAAGGTTGAATCCTCGGTCAGATCAGTGAGCAAAAGCATTTCGGCAACGGTCAACTGGTGCGGCTGCTCCGGGTTCAGCTTGTTGCGAAGTGTCTGCACGTTCATACCGGCAGAGTGCGCCAGCTCTTTCATGTTGTGTGACAGAGCAAACCGGCGGCAGGCTTCGTCTAAGTGTTTATGTGTGGAAACGCGAAAATCAAACATGTTCAATCCTTAGTGCAACTTAAATAATCAAGTTACTAAGCAGCAACATAGCGACAATTAACGCCTTGCGCTAAAAGACGAGCGCGAAAGGCAACCATGTTGATTCGTGCAGCACTACCCGGCTTTTTCCTCGGCATAACAAGAAGATCACCGTCTTCAACCATCTGCTTTACGGTGCGAAGGCTGTAGCCATAAGCTTGGGCGAACTGTTCATAAGTCATCAGATCGGGGCCGCTGGGGATTGTAATTTGAGGTGTCATAGTGGATTATCTCCGGTTGTTGTTATTCTGGTGCATTGGCGTGCATTTGTGAACTTACAAGCAGGATATTAGTGTTCAATTGATCTGTTGTAAACAGATCAATTGACCTTAAAGGGGTTGTTATGAGCGTAGCGTTTGAAAACGTTAGGGAAATTCTCTCAAGAATACTAAGTTCCTACGGTGTTAAAACTCAGCAGGCATATGCAGAACTTAAGAACATGCCTGTTGGAACAATCCATAACTGGATCAAACGCGGCCGCATTCCAGGCGATTACATAGTTATGTGCACACTTGATACTGGGGCTGATGTCAATTGGTTGGTGAACGGGGAACTTGCAAATGCAGAATTGACGCCATCTGCAAGCTATCCAATCAAAGGCCAAAGACTCTTAGATACCATGCAGGCATCAGGTGGGAAGGTAATTCTTTCAAGATTAATGGATGCTTACGGCTTTACGATGCAAAAGCAGCTCGGTGAACATTTAGGCATACCATCAGGAACGATGAGCGCCTGGCTGAGAAGAGATCATTTTCCCGGAGAGGTTGTCATTGCCTGCGCGTTGGACACGGGGGCTTCGCTTTACTGGCTGGCTACTGGTAATGGTTCAAAACATGATATTAGCCCATCTAATATTAATGAAAGCGAGTTAGTCATTACGATTGTGAAGCATCAACTTTCAGGCGGGCAGCTAATTGAGCAAGGTCAAATTTACTTTGATAAATCATTATTGGTTAAAGAAATTATCAATCCTCTGGTAGTTGAAAAAGGGGCCATGATTTTTGTTCTGGATGCTGGTAGCGAGAAGATAAGTAATGGTTCGTGGCTAATTGATATTGATGGGGTCACAGATATTTATGAGGTTATAAGGCTTCCAGGCAATAAAATTAAATTATCGAATGATAATGCTTCATTTGAATGTGCTGTTAGCGACGTTAAACCTTTGGGTTTCAATGTGTTAACTGTTAAGAAAACGATGTAATAGATTATCAAAAATAGCGCCGATTACTAATTTAATTATGACTCTGAAAAAGCTAAGTAATGGAAAATGGCAAACTGATTTCCTTCTCAACGGGCGAGGGAGCCGCCGTGTTCGTAAATATTTTGACACGAAGGGTGAGGCTGTCGCTTTTGAGGATTACCTACGAAAAGAGGCAGAGGACAAGCCCTGGATAAAAGAAAAACAGGATCGCAGAAGGTTAAGCGATCTAATAGATTTGTGGTTTTCATTGCACGGCCAATCATTGAAAGCTGTTAAGTCAAGGAAGGCTAAACTTGATATTGTGTGTAACGGTCTCGGAAATCCTGTAGCTGCTGAACTTAAACAGAAAGATTGGGCGCACTATCGAGATCAGCGTTTAAAAGGTTTAATTTCTAACGGATATCACGAAGATAAATCAAAGTGGGTTGTAAAGCCAATAACAGTTAACAGGGAACAGCATTACCTGTCTGCGGTCTTTAACGAGCTAAAAAGACTTGGTGAGTGGAAATTACCTAATCCGCTTGATGGGGTGAGAATATACCGTGTTGATGAGAAAGAAATGTCATGGCTTACATCCGCACAGATCAAAGAACTTCTGTCATGCGCTGAGCTATTCGGACGTGATGATTTAACCATGATATGTAAAATATGCCTTGCTACGGGCGCTAGATGGAGTGAGGCGGAATCCTTAAGCCGCTCCCAAGTTTCCCCCAACAAAATATCATTTTTTAAAACTAAGGGGGGTAAAAACAGAAGCGTGCCTATCCCTAAGTGGCTTTATAATGAGTTGAGAGAAAAGCAAGGTATAATGTTTAAGCCCTGTTATCAGTACTTTAAAAAGATGCTCGCAACAACAAGCATTCAACTTGTTGAGGGTCAAAAGACACACGTTTTAAGGCACACTTTTGCAAGTCATTTCATGATGAATGGCGGCAATATTTTGGTTCTGCAGCGGATTTTAGGGCACGCGAACATTAGAGAAACAATGAAATATGCGCACTTCGCTCCAGAACACCTCGAAGAGGCTATAACTTTAAATCCTCTTGCTGGCTTAGTGACAACAAATTGACAACACAGCATGTTTTAGGCTGCCCTTTACTGCACCAAAATTGCCGTTAAACTATTGATAAATAAAAAAATCCCTTATTTATCAATGCCCCCTCAAGAAAGCGTCTTAACTAAGGTATCGCTAACGCGACATCTAAAAGTTAATAGCAAACAAGGGGTTGGCAATGTGCCAGCCCCTTTTTTATGCCAGTGCCTACAAAATGCCTACGCCGAATGTTTGCCGTCATCTGCAGGCAAAGTGTGCCAGACCAAAGCGCTGTCTCACATAAAGGAAAACCTGTCGGAACAGAACAGGTATCTTTGCGATGCTGTGCATGCCAACCGCCGGGATGCTGCGTAACGCAATCTGCTCGTCATCGGACACAACCGATTATTCTCTTATTCAATCTCATTGCCCTAAGGACAGGTTTTGAAAGACGTCGTTTTTTTAGTTTCCGGCTTTATATTTTCGCTCGCCTCATTCTATTCAGCCCGATATGCACTGGAAGGCAACAAGCATAAGTGGCTTTGCCGCTGCCTGACCGCAGTCTGGGTAAGCATGGGATTCGTGTTGTTTCCCCTTTTTCTTGCGCTGGGGTTGTATGGTCCGGCCCTTATCTTTGTGGCGGCTAACGTGATCCTTGTTTGGGCAGGCCGCGAACACAAAAAGGAACTGGCACGTAAGAACAAAACGTCCACGGCGGTGACGGCGCATGTGCCCCTGGTCGAGGTTGATATGCCCTGGCTGAGTCTAAAAGAGATCGGGTTCAGCTATTTTGACTACGAGGGTAAGGTGGCTTACCGGCGCGTGGATGTGGAGTCCTGCGATGGGATGTTTATCAAAGGCTATTGTCATTTCCACAGAGAGATGCGCGCATTCGAACTGGTACGGATCGAATCCGGCATTATCATTCTGCGTAATACCGGGAAAACCATAGACGTTAACAGCTGGCTTGTCGCTTATGTTGAGGCCTACGACCGCTGAGTACGATCTCATGCCTTTTCATGAGGGGCGCTGGAAATGATAGATCGCCGCGTTGACCGGCCCGCTGTCTAAAACAATTAAACCATAACGGTAATCGATAAAGCGCCCGCCACTCTTTTCCGCTACACGTCTGCTGGCGAAGTTATTCTCAACCGCCAGCAGTTCTATTGTCTGTACATCCGGGCGCGCAAAGCCAAATTCCAGTAACAGCTTTACCGCTTGCGTGGCAACACCCTGACATTGCGCGTCACTGCGAACCCAGTACCCCAAAGCGCAAAACTCTCCCGGTTTTTTAGCAAAGCGAAAGCCTGCACCACCTAACAGGCGGTTCTGGGCATCCACGATGGCAAATTCTTCTGCTTCTTTAAGTGCGCGTTGTAAGTGTGTAAAGCGAATCCAGCTTTCGGCTTCATCCGGCTGATAATCCGGATGCGCCCAACTCATCCAGGGCAATAACGTATCCAAAGAGTCATTAACGGCTACGGTGAAGGCCTCAATATCGCTTAGATCAAAAGGACGCAGGCGAATGGCTGCGGTGGTCTGGGTCAT